TACTGTTTTTAATTTGATAAGTACGATTCCCAATTTGTTTAAGAATTTCTTCTAGATACTTTAACATTACATCATAATATTCGATCTTCATTGATACTGTTGAGAGCCTTTCATCAGCATCAAGATACTTAGTCATTGTATCTTTATCCCTAATTTTTTTAGGAAAAGGATCTTCTATGTAGACATCAGGATCGGCCTTTCCAGAATAGTATTCATATCTTTCATGTCTCACATTCTTTTTCTGTTGCTCTGCTTTTTTTCTCAACAACATGAGATTATTATATAAGTCATAATATTTTGCATGAAGAACGGGAATGTTTAAAGATTCCGTATGTAGATTATCAATATCAATCTTTGAATCTTTTTCCCACATTTGTTGGATTCCTGGCAGATCAATCATTAGCAACAAATAATGTCAGATATATTGTAGATAGAATACTTGAATGTCACGTCTGCTGTCAAGTACTCCACATCCCCACCAGTTGAGTCAAATTGAATATCAGACAAACTAGTAGGAAATAAATCTTTAAATTTCACATTAAATATTGGATTATTGATACCACTCATGATCTGTAAGGTTCCATCTGAAAAAATATTGATCTCACTGTTTGAACCTTGTTTGACCGAACTTTCTTTTTGGAAATCATAAATTTCTTCAAGACTTTCGGGGAAACCAATTCCTCTCAACCAATGTTGAATTTCCATGTAGTTTTCAAGTCCTTGATCAATTAAAAATCTAATTCTCAGATCATTAAATTCTAATTTCTCTCCAGGTCTAGGAATGTCCTTTAAATACGTTGGTTGTATAGCGACACCAAGACTCATTCCTGGTACATTAATTGCATTACCATAGAAACCAATCTTTGGTGCTCTATTAATAGTAAACTTAAACCCAGTGGCCTGTAAAAAGTTTCTATCGGTAATTTGTCCTGTTAATGGTTTTGCCATTATATCTTTTTTAAGTATTTATCAATAGGCATAAAAAAAGAGACCCTTGCGGGTCTCTTGTAATACACCGTATGGTGTGGTGAACTCACATGAGGTTCTTAACTGCAACTCTTCTGTAGTAGCGGTTGGAGTTAACACGCAGTCTACCGAGTCCTTGATCGATACCTTCAGCGAATGGGTTAGCAACCAGACCATAACGGGTCTTGAAGCCAATTTTTGGCTGGAAGGTGTTCTCACCGACGGCACGAACCATCTGGAGAGGAACATAAGGACAATAGAACAGACCTGCGTCATAAGGTGAAGAACCCTTATAACCAACAACGTAGTATTGATTGCCAGCTGAAGCGTTAGCTGAAGTAACGTTAGCCGAATATGGGTCAATATAGACGCGGAACTTACCGTTGATGGTACCAGCGAATGTATTGCCGGTGTCATCGACGTTCAGGTTAGCGTTCAGAGCTGGGGTGTAGTCGAGGATACCAGCCATGGTCAGTGCGGAAGCAACGTCTGCAGAACACAGAATCATGTTGCCCTTTCCTCTACGAGTGCGCTGTGCAATTGCGTTAGCGTCTCTCTCGATTTGGAACAGAAGTCCTTTGAACTTCTCAACAGACCAACGACCGTTAGAGTCGATATCCAGGTCAAATACACCAGCAGTTGCGGTGTTAGAAACAGCACCTTGCTCAGCAGTCTTATAGATGGTTCTGATGACTTCGCGGTTGATCTCAGCAAGAATCTCGGTTGAGAGAATGTTTGCGAGTTCCGCTTCAGCATTCAGACCATGGATTGCCTTAAGGTCTTGTGCCAGTTCCAAGGAGTACTCAGCCTTGAGTGCTCTTGACTTAGCGGTTACAGTGACTTTCTCGATCGAGAATGCCATCTGGTTGAAGTGATCGCCAGTACCTGTACCCAGGTTCTCAGCATCGCCAGTGACCATACCTTCACCGACGTTATAGCCAGTTGAAGATGCAGTTCCAACAGGGTTCAGAACTGAAGGGTTGGTTCCAGACTGTGAAGTGGTACCCAGACCAGCATTACCATCTGCAAATCCTGCAGTCAGGTTGAAGCCGTCGTCCTGACCAGAGAATGCGGTATCTGCTTCGTTGAACAGTGCTTCTGCACCAGACTGGTTCTCGTAGCGAGAACGCATTGCAAAGATCAGTCCAGTAGGACCGTTCATTGGCTGAACACCTGCCAGGTCATATGCGACCAAGTTAGGCATTGCACGTCTGATCAAGGAGATCAGAACAGGGTCGAAACCTGCGGTAGGACCAGCTGCAGCTGAACCAGCACCAAAACCACCATCTGCACCAGCAGCGTTAGCAGCGTTGGTTGGGGTTTCCATCAGGTTGATACCTGACTGGAATGCTTGCTCCTCACGGAGGAATTTTTCTTGGTTCTCGAGCAGGACAGCGGTTACAGCTCTTCTGTGGGTGTCTTTGATTGGATCAAGACCCTCATAGTCGAGGAGTGGGCTCCACTTTTCCTGCAGATGCTCGGATTGAAACATTTGCTTTTACCTTAATAAGTTAGTGATTTGTTTGAATGAATATTAAATTCACTTTTTGAATGCACCCAGTGTTCTGAGATATGCGTCCATGCTGTTAGCAACAGGAGCTGGTGTTGAATCAACACCCTCAGAAAGGGTTTGTGGTGCTTCAGACTTAGTAGCAGGAGTTCTGGAGAAGTATGACTCCTTCAGAGTTTCCAGCTTCTCACGATATTCTTCTTCACTTTCAAACTCAACACTTTCTGCAAGTGAAGCGAGCTTCTCTTTCTGGGTCTGTGCAAGACCTTCAGAGACTTGATCTAAAACTCCATCAGCAACCGACTCTGCGAGACGCTTGTTTAACCCGATGTTCTTATCAATCTGCTCGTTGAGTTTAGTCTCCATATCATCAAGTTTTTCTACCATGCTCTCAAGTACATCATATTTCTCTTCAGGGATTGTTACATAATGTTCTTCAAAAAGACCCTTCATGCCAGACAGGAAGGATTCGGTCATTTCAGTCTTGAGACCATGTTCGATAGCCAACTCATTCTCGGTCATCCACTCTTCGCAGACGTACTCAAGATATGCGTCAACTCTCTCGGTGAGAGAATCCTTAAGGGCTTCTCTCTCCTCATCCAGTTTTTCTTCGTACTGGACTTCCAGGGTTTCCTGGATTTCTTTGATTTTTGAGGTTAATGCAGCTTCAAAAACGACACGTGCTTTTTCTTTGAATTCCTCGGAAAGATCTTCGCCACCGAGGAGAGCATTAACATCTTCTTCGATGTCAACACCGTCTTCCAGAGCTTCTTCTTCTTCTACAATCTCTTCCTCTTCAAGGACTTCTTCCTCTTGGGATTCGACTTCTTCTTTAGCCATTTTCTGCATTGAATCGGCTGCCTTAGCACCCTTATTAACTACGTTCTTAACTGCTGCAAGTCCCTTAGGCTCTTTGAGCTTAGCTGACTCATCATCAGGTCTGTAGTTTTCGGGGGTAGGACCACCCAGATCTTCGACAGAAGGTGCACCTTCGCCGGCGTTTGAAAGATGCTGCATAGGCTCAGCAGGTTTTGCGTTCGCGTTCACAGCAGTTTTAGATTGCTCCATTTCTTGTAAATCTCCACGAGACATTTGAAGTTACTCCGATTAACCTTTTTTAATCTATATTTATTTATAAATTGTATATTTTAATATAATCAAAGACTATTTAAAAAGTCATTGAAAAGATTGAGTTTTTGTTCCTCAAGTTGTCTTGAAGTAACAAGGGTATTGATGGTCTTATAAGTTTTCTTAGCAAACTGTTCTCTAAGAATTCCTCCATCCCATACCCATTCCTTACCTTCCATGATACCTTCAACAAAAGCATCAGGAGCAGAAGGATCAGCAACGATATCAGCAGCAGTTGCTAACATAAAATCATCACCAACAATGTTTACCCCTTCTCTTGTTTGCTTGAGTGATCCAATACCTCTTGAAGATACCCCGAGCTTAACACCTTCAGAAATCAGAGACTCTGCAATCTTACCCATTGGAGTTGAAAGGATCTTTGCCTTTCCGATAAAGTTATTTCCACTTTCTCTAAGCGAAACAATTTTATGACTTACACGATCCAAGTTAACAGTAGGACCATCTGGATGACCAAGTTCTCCCAGAGCTCTTCCTGCTTGAATGTGATTTTCGTTGTATCTTTGGACCTCTTTTCTTAAGGTCTCCATTTGATACATTCTTCCATTACGATTGCAGATGTTTCCTTGAAGGAAGATACCCTCAATGAACATTGACTTCTTACCGTTCTTTTCTTCAACGATAAAATCAACTGTTTCGATCTCTTCTCTGATGAGTTTCATTGTTCTTTTCAGGAATCTTGTACTTGTTGAATAAATGCAGTTCCAGAACCAGACTCGGTTTTGACTGCTACTTTGATTGACTTTCTCAGTTCAGCATAAGGTGCGCTGAAAACGTCAGTTACTGAACTTGAGTCATGATCAACCGTTGCTCTGGTATTGAAATATCCATTTCTATCAGATGTTGTATTTACATCCGATACAATCTTGTGTGTAAAGTCAAAATTTGACTGACCATTCACTGTCAGAGAAACCGCATCTCCAACTGCAAATGGACAACCTGTTCCTTCTGGAAAATCAATAATCGTCGTAGATCCAGTAGTGATACCAACAACTCTTTGTGAGGTAACTGGACCAACAGTGATTATTTCATTCTCACTGGTCGAAACATAATAATTTTCATTTGTTGCGGTTGGATTAGTACCAATTGCAACATAAACACCAGCACTCTCAGCAACTACTCTAATTGCATCAGATTGTTGTGAAATAGCAGAAGTTTGTGCGGACACAGCACTTGTACTGAGTACTGTATTAATACCAACTGGTTTTAGAGCAGCCATTATTGTTCAATAGTTCTATACTTCCTATTTATTATTCTTCAGAATCTCCCTCTACATCAGACTCAACAGACTGATCATCAAAAATTGATGCTGCTACGTCAGGTCTGATTGCTTCGATTCTTTCCGCACTCTTTGCAAAGAGAATATCTTTGATCTTGTCACTGATTTGTGATGAAGACTCGTCCGGGCTGACGAGCATATCCATGAGTTCGTCCATTTATAATAATGTAACTACGACAATATTTAGATCACACCACCAGGGGGTGTTTCTGAAGCTTCAGGATCCTTGGGAGATTCTGGTGCTTGTAATGCATCTGCTGAACTTGTTGGTTGATCAGATACCATAGGTGCACCAGACATAGGATCAACCATAGCATTTGGATCGGGGATAATACCATTCTCAATTTCTCTTTCGATCAACATATCCTGCTCAATAATTTCCTCATCAGTTTGTCTGAGAATATTTCTTCTCACATAATCTTGAGAGTAATACTTACCGACATAAGGTTCTGCAAGAGCAGCAAGATTGAGTCGTTCAGTTGTCAATTCTGCATTCTTAAGTTCTGCGAAGTGATTATCATAAAGGAAGTCATATTGAATATGATCTGCCATGTACTCCCAATCATCTGGAGTAACGACATTTTTAAGAAGTAATTGAGTCTTCAACATGTCGTTAAACATGGATGAAAATCTCTTTCTCATTCTTCCAACAAACTTGGAGAACTTAATCTCATCTCTTAAAATTTCTGATGAACGACCAAGAGAGAACCCACCATCTCCTTGAATTCTTGTTTCGGGAACATTCAAAGATCTATAAAGTTTCTTTTGGAAATAATTAATATCAGTAATTTCACCAAGGTTCTGACCACCAGGAAGTGTAGTAATTTCGGTACCACGACCACCTTCTCTTCTAGGAAGCCAGAAGTCTTCCATCATACTGGTGAATTTCTTATCGTCACGAACTTCGCCAGTATTTGCATCATATACTTGTTTATTGCGATAACGCATCATAACATCACGAAGATATTGTTCTGCTTTGATTTTTGGTAGATTACCAACATCAATGTAGAAAATTCTTCTTTCTGGTGCTCTGGAAAGTCTATAAATGACGAGTGAATCCTCAATCATCATCAACTGATTGATTGGTTTGATTGCTTTATGTAACCAAGAAAGAGTCAATCCTTTATTTCTATCCACAAGACCAGAGGTACAATAAGTAACTGAATCTCTTGTTAGTTTAATTCCTTTTTGAGTACTCCCTGCATAACCAGTACCAGTAGAAGTGCCTGGAGTATAGATAAAGAACTCTTCAATCTCTGGAAAATTGTTAGGTAGTTCATTAGGACCACCGAGTCTATTTGCAGAACCGTCGTTTTCCTTCTTTTTTAATTTACGAACATACTTAATCTTAGATGCATCAATATATCTTAGTTCCTTGATACCATCTTGGGGATTCTTTTGATCGATTACTTTATTGTAATAAAGTCTTCCGTCAATATACCAATTTCTAAAAATTTCGTGTGCCTTCTTGTCAAAATCAAGAAGTTCGAGAATATATCTAAACTCATCTCTTATAATCTTTTTGATATTATCGCTGGCATTCAAATTAGATAACTCAATATTGACTGGAGTATCGTTAGTGTCTGATACAATTGCCTCATTGACAATATCTTCAATTGCACTATCACACTCAGGATAGAGTGCCATAGTTCTATATCTTCTGATTAAATCAGTCTCATTTCTATAGACACCTTCAATATCCACATAACTACCAAAAAAACCACTACTGACGTAGTGTTCCGATCCATCTTGGTTTGAAGGTGGAATCGGAGATACTACGCCAGGTGGTGTCTTATCATTATCTTCAATTGAGAAACCAAATAATCTCGCCATTGATATATTTTACTAGAAGTTCCTTCTAGTTATTTATCACTGAATAAGAACTTCGTTAGGATTAGAACCTGATGACTCAAGAGAATTACCGATTGTATAGTATTGAACGTCGAATGTAACGTCAAACTCTTCAAGGGTATCACCATTGTCATAGCTCAATGAAATCTCACCAATCGTTGTTGGGAAAATGTCAAAGAACTTATAAGTTCTCAGTACCGCTGATTGACCACCCTCATTGGTGGTTGCAAATCTCTCAGCACCTCTACCTAATTGTTGAACATATGCGTCAGTCATGTAAGATGATGGATTGGTTACACCAGTTGCATCATCAAGTTTGCTGATAACATTTGCCCATCTTTCGAATGCAGTTCTAAGTTGGAAGTCCTCATCATTGATGATAGTGACTGTCCATGGATCGAAAGTTCTATCTCCTGCAACTTTCAGATTTCTACCTCTGAAAGGAACATTAAAAGATGCTGTATTTGAAGCTGGAAGAACCGCAGCCTTACAAAGGAACTTAAAAGTTCCATTTTCTGACTGATCTCCACTTCCCCATGCATCAGAAACTGCTGATGGGAAAGTAGGAATTGATACTTCAAATAGATTGGGGCGGGCCCCTCCACCCGCCAGTCTCGATTTAAATTGTGAAAGGGTTTTTGTGTCTGCCATTAGTTGATCCTCCTTTTATTATTTAATATAATCAAACAGTACCAACATATTCCTGGAAATCAACACCAGTTCTGGTGGCAACGAATGTCAGGGTAATGTAGTTGATAGACTTGGCTGGTTTCAGGAAGATATCTGCTCTGAACTCATTGTTGTCAATGACATCAGGAGTGTTGTTTGTTTCGTCACAAACTACTAAGAAGTCATAGATACCTCTCTTTGCCTGAACATCACGAAGATATGGTTCAACGATGTTCACAAAGTTAGCTCTTGTGTTTGCATCATTGAGTTCGAACAGTTGTGAATTAGCAGCACCCTCAAGTGCCTGTTCAACTGTCAAGAACAATCTTCTAACATTGATTCTATCAAATGCAGATGCATAAGCAAGTCCAGTCTTATCACCGTAAAGAACAACACCAGCACCCTTTTGACTGATAATGGAGTTAATTCTTGCAGAGTAAAGTAAATCTCTCTGTGCCTTGGTTGGATTGTATGCAAGTTTTACTGCATTGTTGATAACACCTCTCTGAAGACCAGCAGGTGAGAACCATGGATACGACTCAATACTTGTTCTTACCATCAGACCAGCTACATCACCACATGTTGGGATGTATCTGAAGGTATTATTGAATCTATCAAATGTATACTTATAACCACTATCAAATACTGCGTAAGATGATGAAGTGAGTGGACTGAAGAACTGAAGAATATTTTCAGTTTGAGTTGTAGAATTTGCGACATTTACAACATCAGATCTGTGTGGAGAGATAACCGCCATACAATCTTTTCTCGAATCTGCGATTGAGATTAGATAATTTGCCTTTGCCTGTGATTGACTTTCTACAGGAAGACTTCCACCCCCCAGGAGATAGTCAACACTTACCTCATCTTTATTTGCAAAATAACCATATGCAGTAATGATGTCAGATAACTGTGCAGACATTCCACCACTTGCTGTGTAATCAACACCACCAGTTAATGTATAAGTGTTATTACCGAGAGATGAGAACTTGATTCCCTGTGCCTCTTGTCCCCAGAGACCTTCTCCTACGGTATAAGGAGTAAATGACCCAGAGAATCCTGATGCCCTTGGAATAGTATTCCAATAAGTATCTTCAGCCTGTGAAGGATTGTATCCTGCAAACAGATACTTAGAATTCAGTGCAATGTAATCTTTGTAGTAAATCTTGGTTGGATTGTCTCCATTGGCAGTTGCATCACTAGCCTTAGACAGACTTACAAACTTTTCAAGAATACTACCTTGTACTCCACTTACATCTCCGTTGTCATCAACAACAACAACGTGAATTGCATCATTTCCCCCACTTCTTTCAGTTACATATCTGTTAGAAACAGGTCTTGGTGCAATAGACTTCCAATATACTGTTGAATTTGTGAGACCCAGAGTCTGTGCATCGTACCAATCACTTACAGAACCTGCGGTCACTGTTCCAGTAGCAATACCGCTATTGTTTGTGATTGACAGAGAATCTGATTCAGTAAATGATGCTGCTGTATTATATTGTTGATAATCTACAGCAACTGATGTACCGGCCACCGATGTCAGTGATTGATAGGTAACTGCGGTTCCGACTGTAGGAAGTGAAGCAGCAATACCAGTAGCAAGTGTAATTGAAGTTGAACCGTATCCAGTAATTCGAATAGAACCATTTCCTGGAGACAGGAAGTAGTTACCAGTTTCAATACCTGAAGTGCTATTTACAAAAATCGTTGTTGCATCTTCTGCTGCTGCTGATGAAATAGTTGTAAAACCAATATTCGAATAGGTGTCAGTATTTGGATATACTCTCGAAAGAACCTTTACTTCGATAGAACTAGAACCATTGACTGCATCAGTAGTGACACCAGTAATGATTCCTTTCAGGTTTCCAGTGAATGTATTGAGTGCACCAGCACCAGGAATTGAGATTGCAGTTCTTGATGTAGAGACACCATAACCAACTACCAGATTTAATGCACCTGGGTTAGTTGAAGCAATACTGATTTTTTGATCTGACTTATTATCAATGGTACAGACCTTAAGATTATTTGTCCATGAACCTGGATTTCTTGCTGCCCAATAAAAATCAGTTGCGGAAGAATGATTCAGTTCATACTCATCATAATTGTCAATTACAATTCCACCTGCGGTTGAAGCAATACCAACACCAGCATGAGCGTTCTTGATTGAATTTCCTTTTACTCTTACAACCTTTAGAATTCCACCATATGAGAGGAATGAACTTGCAGTCATCCAGGTCTCATATTGATCGTCAGCATCCTGTGGCTTTCCAAAAGTATCCAGGAATTGTTGTTGTGTCTCGATTGTAATTGGCTCATTTACAGGTCCCATTGGAAAGGGTCCAGCAATAGCACCAATGTTGTCAAGAACATTTTCTGCTCTTCCAACAGTTAAGTCAACTTCCCTGACTAATACTCCTGGAGATAATTGAGGAGTAGCCATGTTTTTCTCTCTCCTAAGGTCTCAGTTTAACTAAAAATATTTAGGATTTTGACTGTTTTGAGAGGGTAAACAAGACGAAAACTACCAATCAGGATACTCCCATTTTGATTTTGGACAATTATCTTTCCTCCTTTCTTTCACACTCTCAATAAAACATTCTTTACAGATATAAGAATACGAGGAAGGAACAGCCCCTCTATCTTTTCTTGTTCTGTAAAAACTATCGACAAGGTTCTTAACTTCCCCACAACTTTTACACTTTCTATCAGTCAGAAATAGATGATTAAGTTCAAGTTGTTCTTCAAAATCCATTAATAATTAGTCCATAGTTCCCAACCACCACCATTTGTGCCATATTCATCATAAAGACTTGCTGTAGACCATCTATCTCCATCTGAGTCAATAAATGTTGTATCATCTAATCCATCATTTAGAAATCCAAAAGGTGCCATATCTTGTTCAATTTGATTCTTTTGCTCTTCGTATAATCTTTTACGAACATCCTGATCGGTGAGTTCTTTAAAATAATCCTGAGCTACCAACCACGCATAGATGACCAAACACATAGCAAGGTCATCATTACATCCTTCTTCTGCTTCAAAAGAGTTTCCTTTAGAAATAAAAGTTGTCAATTCTGAAATAATTTCATAGTCAGATATTAATAATTTGTTCTCCTCGATCATTGTTTTAAGATTGAGAGACCCAATTTTTTTGACAGTTTTGGACATCTTCACACCCAATTGAGTCTTGTTTCCAGAGAAACCCTGACCCACAATTTGACCTGCCCTACCTCTCATAGAACACATGAGAAGGTTTTGATATTCTAAATCATACTGAAGAATAGATGCGATCTGATCACCAATATCATTTACTTCACAAAGTATAAATGCATTATTGTATGATTTTGCAATTTCCCAAATTATGTTAGGAAACAACATAGGTTTAATTGTATTATTTCTGTATTTTGCTACTATTTTGTGAGGAAAAGTTGTAATATCAGCGACAATGAATGCAGAGTAATCCTCTCCAACACCTCTAGCGACATCAACAGTAACCACGTAGTCGTGGTCGGATTTTGGTTCTTCATGGACATCTAATCCAGCACTCTGTTTGATTGGGTTATCATATACAAGTGTTTTAAGTTTGCTGGGAGAAATTAAGGTATCAACAGATCCTAAGAACTCACACTCAAACTCAATCTTAAACTGTTGTTCAGAGGTATTCTTAATAGTCTGTTCTTTCCAGACCTCATCTCTACCAGGAACCTCAGACCAATGAACGTCTGTTGGTATATATTCGTTTTTACCCTTTTCCGCATCATGCCACATACGGTAGAAATGATTCATACCGTGTGGTGTTGATACAATAATTACTTTCGTTGATTTACCAGAAGTAATAGTAGGATAAACAGATGCAAAGAAGGCATCTGCAATATGGTTTGGAACGAATGCAAATTCGTCGAGGAAGAGAATGTTAAACGACATGCCTCGGACAGCACTTGCAGACGTAGAAGCAGCCAGTATCTTTGATCCATTTTCTAATTCAATATTACCTTTGTTCCATACAAGAACACCTTGTTGCATCCATTTTGGTAAATTTTCGTATGCCGTTGCAAGTCTACCTAAAAGTTCTCTAGCAGTTGTTGCCTTGTTAGCAAGAATACCAATATTTACACTATCATTAAAGATTGCATAATGTAAAAGATAAGATACACAAGTAGTGGACTTACCAGTCTGTCGTGGCATCTTACAGATATTGAATCTGTTATTATGAAAATTATTAATTAACTTTTCTTGAAATTCATAAGTCTTAAATGGTTGAAGACCATGATCCAGAGTTACAATCTGCACATAATTCTGTGCAAAATACACAGGATCATCTTTACATTTAATATACTCCTCAATTTGTTCTTGAGAAAACTCAATGGGAGTATTTGCTTTTTTGAGCAAAGGGTTGCCCAAATAAACATCATTACTCATAAATTTTAATTATCTACAACTAGTAAGTCAAACATTGATGATACCGTACAATTAGAACCAGTATATGTCCTAACTTCAAGATCTGTTTTTTCGGTGAAGTAAAGTGGAATACTGTAAGTAGTATGCATATTACTACTATATAGATTCAATTCACTAGCAAGTCTGAATACACCACCATCTGGTTTTTTCTGAAATAACCTAACAGTATTCTCTTGGTTTTTATTCATCGTTGCAGCAAATGCCTTTAAATATCCACTCTTACCTGCTGGAATAGTATAGAAGGTAACTTGTGATTGACCCATACCTGCTGCAATCTGGCAAGTAACCCCTACACTATGGGTGAAGTTAATATTACCTACGTTATTATTGTCATTATTACCAGTAAGAACAAATGCTCTATGAGTTCTTAAAAATTCTACCGTTCCAGCTACACCGACAGTTCCATTAAGAGTAAAATCTTCTTCTACTTCATTATAGTTTGCATCAAGACCTTGAAGTCTTACTGTTAATGCTCCGGTGCCGCCAGAATCATCTTGAGTAGAACTAGAAGTTACGGTAATGATTCCTGCAGAAGATGGAAATGTATATGCACCACCAAAAGTCCAAACAGTATCATATGTTGCTGATGTTGTTAATACGGCACCAAACTTATGAACGTTTGCAATCTGGGTGGTAATACCTGCAGAAATATTCAAATCAAACTGAGTATCTCCACCACAAGCACCAATGTTGCCATACTTATCGGCACACATGTATACTTCAAAAAGAGATCTACCATCATTAAGGTAGTCCTGAATATTTTTATTCCACTGTGCCATAATTTATACCCAATCTAATTTTGCTGGATGATACCTCTTATCTCCTGTAACCTTCATTGACTTTTCAGAAGTCTCAGTTACATAAATCTGTTGAACAATAGCTCCAGGATATTCATCTTGAAGAAACTCTGCAAGTTGATTTTTTGATGGAATACCATTTTCAGTAACCATAGAAATTCTATGAATACTTCCTTGATATACCACGTCTGCAGAAAATTCTTCACCCACACTTTGAGTGGGTGAATTTGTGTCGTTCACAATAAGTGTCTCAACATTTTGGATGTTGATACTCTCTTGAAGGAATTCTTGAAAACTTTTCATATCAGCAATTCCAAGCTCTAAGGGACTTATTGATTCTGCTATCTGGATCAGAAGCAGTTTTCTTTGAAGTCAACTTCTTTTTCATACCTTTCATTCTTGCACAGAAAGAAGCTCTTCTCTTATTACCAACTTTCTTTGAGGGTGCTTTTAGATCTGATCCAGGATTTTCTGCTTCATAAGACTTACGTCCCTTTTCGTTGAGACCACCTTCTTTATTTTGACCCTCTTTACGAGTCCATGCTGCTCCTTCAGAGACTTCCATAGAACCATTCTCATCAGTGCTTACTTCTTTGGCATTATTGTCCCAGTAAGAACCACCATATGCACAGTCAGATCTGGTTTCGATCTTTTTACATTTTGGACAATATTTCAATTCACTTCCTTCTTTTACACCAACATTCAGAATTGCATCTGTAGGTTGGAATGTTGTGAGGTCAAACCTTTGTACACGAGCACCTGGATAAATTTTTTCAATTGCATCCTGAACTTCGGCTCTGGATGGTTTTTTAATTTCTGGAAAGAAAATCTTCATCAGTGTATATTTTCCTCTCCAGACAAATCCGACCATATAAACGTTACCGTTCTGAACTGGAATTCTTGTCACTTCATCAAGAGTTTCTTGAGTCTGTTCTACTTCTTCAGACTTAGTTGATTTCCAACCACCACCTTTAGATTTATACCATTTTGATGCCCAACCATTGGCGTATGCAGAAGGATATACATCAAACTTCTGTTTTGCAAGTGCCTTCGCCCTTGACCAGAGTTTTGGATTTGTTGGTTTATTTTCTTCTTCAAGTTTTTCAAGTTCTTCTGTTGCAAAATGTTTATCAAGAACTTTTGCAACAATAGGACTTACTTCTTCTTTGGGAACACAATTGGGAACCATTTTCCCGCCTTTCTTTTTCATACCAACTTGTTTATGGGTATCCCAACAAGGATCTTTACCCTCAGAGTATGATGATGCTGCGTCCATGTTGTGCTCCGTATCTGTAATCTTTGCTTGCATCCATGCAGGAAGATTCTTTTCTTTTTTACCTAAACTCTTTTTAAGTTTCTTGGCGTCCTTTATAGTATTATCTAATTGAGATTGTGCCATGGCAACTTCATGATCTTTCTCTTCACCAATTCTATTAGAAACCATTTTAGGTTTTCCTCCCTTTCCTGAACGATTTGCTACAGGATCTTTCTTTCTTTTTCTCTTGACAGCATTTGCGATTTCATCTTTTGACATCTTTGCTGCCTTTTCTTTCGAAAGACACTTGGGTTTTGGTTCACCTGGTTCACGAGCACATTTACCAATACGTTCACCTTTGGTGTTGTAGCGATCCCATCCACCACCACCAACTCCACCTTCTCCTCCAGTACCAAACCACTTTCGGAGATCTTCATTCACCTTTTTCTTTTTACCCTGACAATGAGCTCTCTGAGAGAACCCTTTAGGGTTGGAGCAATCAATAGAATCTTTATATTTTTTACTCCAACCCATAGATGTACCAGATTCTTTATTATTTATCAAATGTAGAGAGTATGTGGTAATCTATCACCACCTTCTTTATTTGCAACCAACCAAGCATTTGTAATTGCAATATTATTATCCCACCAAATAGTATCTAATCGGAAATCCTGGAACCTAATAGTTGTATTTCTAATAAACTGTGCTTGTTCTTGTCTGGTATAATACCAAAAAGAATTTTCATTCCAAAACGATATATGTGTTGGATCTTGCCATGCACCTCTCCCATCCGTAGAAGGAACTTCAATAAAAGCCCAACCACCATGAACTAAAACACGGTGAATCTCCCTCATGGTCTTAATAGGATCTCTTAGATGTTCAATAACATGACTAGCATTGATGACACCCACACTATTATCTGGAAGTGGAATACCATCATTCAAATCACAAGTAACATCAGCACCTTCCTGATCAAATGTTTTATATCCTTCTCTGGGATATAATCCACCACCAATATCAATCTTCAACAATCCTCTTTGATCTGCATCATGTTCTGCAAGTCTTTGAGCATATTCCCTAAACAGTTCTTTCGTTTTAATTTGAATAGCTTCATTCCTTTGAAGGTAACTATTATCTCCTGTAATTCTATAGATGTATAATGCCTTAGGAATATGATACATCTTGGTATTTAAATATGTTCTTATCATTAATTCATGATCATCACATATTGATAGATTTGCATCATGACCACCCAACTGCACATATAAATCTCTTCTCCATGATCTGACATGATCTGGGGCATACCAAATATATGAAAGTGAATGTGATGTAGGTTCGAATGTATTCATGGAAATTAGTTTCATTCCATTCCATTCAAAATTCTTATAAGTCCAACCATTATTTGGAGTAAATGGAGTGAACTTATCTGTCATATGATAAATCGCATCATCAGAATAGACGAAACCATATTCTTCATTCTCATATGCTTTAGAAAGTTCTTCAAGACATGTTTCAACTAAGATATCATCATGATCAACTTCTACCAAAACGTCTCCAGTTCCCAGATGAAACGCTTTGTTTTTTATGTAACCAATATCAGTGTTATTTGAACGATCTTCATATATTTTTACTCGTTCATCTAACAATATTTCTGATGAAAGTTGATCCTTCTGAAATTCTCCGTTCAGATAAACAATCCATTCCCAATCAGAATAAGTTTGATTTACTATACTTGTATAAAGTTCATCAAAATAAGTTTGATACTTATGTGATGGAGTAATAATACTAAATTTCATATCAATCAAAAAAGAA